GACTTGACGAAAATGTTTATGAAACCATCATTGCTGCAGCAGGAGAAGGTAATACCGTAACTCTGCCAGCAGGAACAATTGATGTGTATCTTAGAGATTTGCTTGAGGTTACTGACTCAAGTGGTGAGAACAAGGGGCAAATGAATGTCACTGTTCGTGATGGTAAACTCTTTAACGTGACTTCTCAGACTAATGACTTTAGTGATTATACCAGCAAGGTTACGGGTCAAGGTGGTTTTAGATTAGTTGTAAAGGTGTATCTTCCTTTTACCAGCCTTAACGTTGCCACTAGACGTAGCATTATGGAAGAGTCTGCAAGGCGATATCAAATGCTTACTCAAGGTGCTAGCAATGTTGATGCTATGCTTAATGGTAGAGCTCAGATTTCTAGAGCCCAAGGTAGAGCCAATGACATGAATAATAAGAGTAGAAACCTCTTTGATGGCAGCGACTATAATAGGTTCTTTGCTGTTAATAGAACCTTCTTCCCCAGATACGGTAGCCACTTATCTGATTATGTGAGGAGAGGATAATGCCTACACAAAAGACAACAATTAAGATGCCCTCATTCTCTGGAGGTGTAGCAAAGACTGCTCCCAGTAAGAGAAGACCTGACCAAGTAGAAGAAGCTGATAACGTATTCTTATCCCTTGAACGAAGCAGTGAGAAGAGACATGGTACTGATTTTGTAAAGAGCGATAACCGAGGTACTGGTGATTTAAATATTACTGAGCCTACAGCTGGTGAGCTAGTCTTTGAAAACTTTAGATTAGACAAAGACACAAGTGCTTTTGTTGTTATTAATCCTGATGCAACAGATGCAGCTAACGTTGTTCAAATCTTTAACATGCAAACTGGTAATAAGATTACAGCTTCATCTTTGAACGATACTAATGGTAATATGACTAAGCTTAAGACTTATCTTCAACAGGGCTCAGGAAGCTACATGGATAAGATTAGAATTACTAGAGTTCAAGATGCTTTAGTTATTTTGAACACTGAAGTTGAAGCTAAGTTTAAGCTATTTGATGAAGGTGCTGAGTTAGAGTACAAATCTTTAGATAGACTTGCTTATGTTAATGCTAATAATACAAGTGATGGAGCAGCAAGAGACGAAAAAAATGGAGTAATGAATTTTGATGATGCTACTTTTGATTTAGCAACTACAGGAAGCATTAGTGCACAAAGAGCAATAGGAAGAAAAATTAGAAATCCTGATGGAGACGATGATACTGCGGACACTGATTTAGATTCTGATCATTTTCCTTATGGTATTGTTCCTCATTATAAATATGCTAGTAGATTTCAAAGAAGAAACCCTACTAGAGATAATGCTACTATCGAATTCTTAAAAAGCTCAGGCTACAAAGCCTCAGATAATCAAAGACAGTCTTATATCCAAGCACAGTCTGCAATTAAAGATAATCAAAGTTCTATTAGTGTTGATAAATACACATCATTAGGACCTTCTCCTGACTCTTTAAGATTTAGTCAAGAGTTTACAAACTATGAAATTGAAGGTATAACTACTCCTCTTTGGCCTGTTCTTCGTACTCCTTTTGTTCGTAATTTAGATCCAATTAGAAATGCTATGGCTCTTTTACATGCTGAAGGTGTAGATGATGTTACATGGGAATTTAATGATAATCACAGTAATGTCGATCTTAAAAATAGATTTGGAGCACATTATTTATTAGGCAATCCTAAAGATGGTGATGGGTTTATTTTTTACATTAGACAAAAAAGTGGGCCATTTCCTTCTGGATTTTACAGAACAGTTTCAACTCCTATTAATTTTGATTTATATGAATCAGAATACGGTAAGATTACAGAACGGTATAGAGGTATGAGGCTTTTCGGTCACGATGTGGAGGGCGGTGTAGGTGAATTTAGTGATACTGATGACAGAAGCGATAACTATGGAAGACCTGTGTATAGAACTATTAGACCTACTCCAAACAGGAGAATTGCTGATGAAAGCGAGTATCCACACATTACTTTAACAGGGTTTGAAGGTAAAGCTCCTTATTATCAAAGAATTAGAACTCCAGAATTAGGTTCAGTTTTTGATAGATCTACAATGCCTCATCTTATTGCTTGGAATGCGTCTGCATCTTCTCCTGATTTCCTAGTTTCAGAAGGACCTTGGTCCCCTAGATTATCAGGCAATGAGTTTAATAACCCAGGACCTTCATTTATTTCATTATCGGAAAGACCTTACGAAATAGGGGCTAAACGAGCTACTTTAAGTATGATTTTACCTTTACAAGCTAGAGAATTGTATTGGCATAGTAGCGCTCTTGATCCTTCTAATTTTGGCAACTCTGGAACTACTGACGGTGTTTTAAATACCAAAGGTGTAAATGATGATTTATTTTTTGAGTTTGAAGATGCTGAAAGTCCTTCTACTACTAAGCGATATAAATCAGTAGCACTTGCAGATGTAGATGATGATCCTACAAGTAATGGAGATCCTGCTAATACTGTATATTTTCATAGAGGGGCTAATCCATGGGCTTGGGCCTGTGGGTTTAAAGATGCTATTGAAAGCTCTGATGGGCATAACGGTACTATTTTAGTTGATATTTCTGAATTTCCTAAAATTACATTGACTCAAAAAACTACAGGAACTCAAGGTAATACTACAGTTACTTTAGGTGATGATGTTATTGCATATTCAACTGGCGGTGTAAATCAGACGGTGGGGGATGCAGATCCAGACGATTCTGCAGTAATTGAAGACCCCGGTAATTTTACAGGGGGAACAGGTACAGCTGGAGAAGCTCCTACTAATACGGGAGGTAAAATTAGTGCTATCGGTTATTGGGAAAATAGACTGTGGATTGCTTCAGGCAATAGTATTGTAAGCTCTCAAAGAAATAACCCATTTAATATGTGGTTTGATGATGGCGATGAGCCTACTGACAATGATCCTATTGATCTTAGCCTTAGTGAAACTGATGCTACAAAGATTCAATGGATTGTGCCTTTTGCTACCTCTTGTTTCTTAGGTACTGACGGTACGCAGCAGTTTATTCTAAGCGGAGCTGAAGACTACATTTCACCTAGTACTATTGTGTTAGGCAAAGCCAGTGAATACAGCACCTCAAAGACAGCTAAGCCCTTGAACATTGGTGAGTCTTTGTACTTTAGCGATGCTGGTCGTTTGTTTGTCTATAATAAAACTAAAAACGGTAAAGAGTATTCTTACTCTGTAAGTGAGCCAGTTTTTGGATACTTCCCAACAACTGTAACTCAAACGCTTTTAGTGCCATCAAATGACTATGCCTTATTTACCACTAGTGATGCTAATAAAAAACATCATGTTTATGTATTCCATCAAAGATTATTGCCTGATGGCAACATCGGTCAACAAGCATTCTATAGATGGACTTATGGGGATCACCAAGCTACTAAACCTGAGATTGTAAAGATTGGTAGTACTGGAGATACTCTTCATGTTGTCACTAAAGAAGGAAGCCCTTCAAAGTACTTTATCCAAACAATGTCAATGGCTAGAGTTTTAGAGGATGATATTCTTTTAGATAAGAAACAAGTTTTATCCTCGGCTACTTCAACCAATGGGGGTAACACTCAATGGCTTATTCCTTATGTTAGTACCACAGCTTCTATTGTTAGGCATACTAATAACTTTGTACCTTTAACAGGTCTTACTTATACAAACAATGGTGATGGCACAACTACTATTGAGCAGTCAGGAACTACATATGCTTCCGAGCCAGTAACAATTGGAGAGCCCTTCACTATGAAGCTGGAACTTAGTCCCTTTATTCTTAGGGATGAGAACAGTACTCATATTGATTCTTTGGTTCAAATCAAGAGCCTTAACGTAAGACACCATAAGACTGGTAAGTATGAAGTTGATATTACTCGTCGTGGTAGAACCAGTAAGAAGAGTGATCTCTTGTTTGACCCAGCAAAGGGTACTAATCCTTTGATTAGTTTTAATGATCCTGAAACAGATACCCCTCTGCATACTCAAAAGAACGGTCAGTTTAGTGCAAGAGTTGCAGCAAATGCTGATGATGTGGAGATCATCTTGCGTTCTACGTATCATGCTCCTGTAAACCTTACAAACATCGAAGCACAGGTAGATGCTAACATTGGTGTGAATGTGAGTACTGAGGGATGAAAATGTTTCACGTTACTTGGACTGATCATGAATCAAACGGTGGTCCTAGCTGGGAATCGGCTGAGGACCAAATGGCATGGGCTGAAGAAGAATTACCTGTGGGTCAGACCGTAGGCTTCCTTTTTCACGAGACTCCCCTGTATATCGTGTTAACTGATACACTGTTAGGAGATAACACAAGTGCGTGTCACAAGATTTGTAAACAAAATATTATTGAAATGAAGGAGTTATATTATGACCACATCAGATGAAAGACTGAGCAAGCTGAGAGACTTGCTTATTGATAGCACCATTGATTACTTACAGTCTGAAACCTCAGACAAGTCAATCAACTGTGCCAGAGCTGTACTTAAAGACTTGGCTCCTAGAGAAGACGTAGAGCTGTCTGAAAAGCAAGCTGAAAGGATCCAAATGGCTATGGGTGAAGCCCCATTCAAGCTTAAGAATGGATCATGATTAATAATAAGCTAGATGAGAGATTAATCCCATCTAATGTTCCTCAGGAGGCTGTACAAGACTTTAGGAACTATGGCTATTACGTGATGAAATACATGGGTTTTGGGGAACCAACGCCCATCCAATACGGCATTATGGATGCTCTACAGAATCACGATAATGACATGGTTCTAGCAGCAGGTCGGGGTACAGGTAAGAGTGTTATCACATCTATGCTTGCTTCGTGGTGGCTCTTAAGAGATCCTAATGTCACAATCCTAGTTACTTCTGCTACAGCTCAGAAGGCTATTGACTTTATTTCTATGACTAGGAACATTCTAACAGCAGTCCCGTTCATGAACCATCTCCTGCCCGGAGAAGACGATACGGACAATGCTATGGCGTTCAATACTGCAGCTCGGATTAAGGTGTCTCAGGACAAGTCTGTAAGTGCTGCGGGTATTACATCCCAGATCATTGGTCGGCACGCTGATTATATTGTGGGCGATGACCTTGAGGTTCGAGGCAATTGTGATACTCAGGAAATGAGGGACAAACTGTTGGGTCGTATCCATGAGTTTGAATCTATCCGTAATAAGGGTGGTCGGGTTATCTTCCTAGGTACTCCCCATACTCGTGATTCTAACTACAATAAACTGGCAGCCTCAGGCTACCCTTTTATTAAGTTCCCAGCAGAATTTCCTGACCCTACAATAGCCACTAGAATGGAGCATATCAGCCCGTGGATCACAGAACGGATGGTAGAGCTCGAAGCTAGTCCGGGCGATCCTACGCAGCCTGAGAGGTTCGACAGAGAGACTCTGGATGAGAGGCTTTCTAAAATTGGACCGGCAAATTATGCGCTACAGTTTCTTTTAGATACCAGCCTATCCGATGAAGAGAAGTATCCTCTTAAATTGAGAGACATTATCTGTACAGATGTAGGTCTTGAGTCATTTCACCAAAAGGTGCAACATGCCAGGTCTAATCCCTACAAAACTATTAATAGTGTGGGCATGTCTGGAGACAAGGTTTATTACCCCATGTACAAGTCTGAAGGATTTGAGGATTATATTATCACTACTATCCATGTAGACCCTTCAGGTCGTGGGCATGATGAGACTGGTGTGGTGGTGGCTTCTGCTACCCCTACAGGTTACATTTGCATCCATGAGATGCTAGGCCTTGATGGAGGCTATGATGAAACGGTGCTGACTAAGTTGGCTGAGCTGGCTGTTCAATACAAAGCTAAATTAATTAGATACGAGGAGAACTTTGGCGATGGTATGTTTGGGACTATTCTTCATCCTGTTATTGCTAAGTATTGCAGCCATGTGGGCATTGATGGATTTCGTGTTCATGGTCATAAAGAGCAGCGAATTCTAGACACCATTGAGCCTGTTATTGCTAATGGTCGTTTGGTTATGGACCCTAGGGTACTAGGCGATAAAGAAAATCAAATTCAATTGACTCGTATCTCTAGGAATCGGGGTGCTCTTAAACGAGATGACCGTATTGATGCCTTAGCTCATGCTGTAGGCTATTACACCGACATGCTTGGGGTAGATGTAGATAAGATGATTGTTGCTCAGGAAGAGAAAAACAGGCAGGAAGAGTATGACATGTGGGAGAATGACGGTCGTAGGGCTGCTATGATCTCTAGAGGCCTTTCTGGGGCAGTAAAAGTCTTTAATACGGACAAAAGGCTGCCCAACCGTCTTATTGGTTGGAATAAGATTAGAACTAAACCTAGTAAAAGAGAATGGTAATGAAAGTTGTTACAGGCATCGGGCCTAGGGTAGGCACATCTTTTGTTATGCATGAAGCTTATCTAAGCGGATTGCCTGTAGTAGGTGAGCTATTCCCTTGGTATGTGGACAAAAGAGACAATCCCAATGGATTCTATGAGATGCCGTGGGATGAGGAGATTAAACCCTCTGACTATAGAGATACAGTCATTAAACTGTGGGATCCTTGGCCCTTTAGGAAGAGAATACAACGACTAGTTATCATTGAACGTGAAGATAAAGAAGCTCAGTTAAAGAGCATGAAAACTGTTAATGAGAAGATTCGGTTCGATCAACAGACTCATTTAGACATTATAGAGCATTTTTTGGAGCAAAAGAAGAGGCTTATAAAGATACCTCATTTCTTTTGTTACACAGAGGAGCTTGACAATAAGATTAAAGATATTATATCATATTTAGGAGACTAATATGCCAATTGTAGCAGCAAGTATTGTAGCAGGAGCAGGTATTGCTTCTAGTATTTTTGGAAGTAGAAGTGCCAAAAAAGCAGCTAAAGCAGAGGCAGAAAATAGAAGACGAGCTGCGGCAGCTAACTTTCAAATGACAATGCAAAAAGCAGATGTCGAAGAAAAGATGCAGATTCAAGGCATCTTTGCACGAACTCAAGCTGCTATTGCTCAGGAACAAATGAATAATAAAATTGCAATGGCTAACTACAAGTATGCTGCTCATAGAGAAAAGTTAGCTGTTATGCAAAAAAACTTTCAAGCAAAAATGAGTGGGGGCGGCGGAGTAAAAATGCCAATGGGATTAGCTGACGAATTAGCTGATCAACAAATGAGTATACTTTTACAACAAGAAAAAGCAAATGATTCTACAAATAAAGAGTTTACTAAGGCTTTAAATTCTTTTTCAAATAGTGTCAACAAAAGAAAATTAAGTCCGTATTCTGCTTCAGTCATGCGATATAAAATGATTGCATATAATGATCTCGATAAACAAATTATTAATACAGATACAAGTGCTGAAATTCAAAGAAGAGCTGCAGTTCGTAATGCAAAACGGCAAATTAAAGCTAAAGCTAGGAATGTAACAAAATCAATGTTTATTCCCGGCAGAAAGCCTACTCTCTATGATAGTTCTAATACTCTAAGAGCGTCTGCAGATGCTGAAATTGCAAATATTAAAACAATGTCAGAGCTTATTAGAAGTAACGCAAAAATAGCTAAAAAAGCAGAGACTGCAAACATTGCAACTGGCTACCAAGCTGCTTTAAGTTCTGCTAATTCTCAGATGATGATGGGTATTGCAGGATCTATTGCAGGTGGAGTAGGAGCTTATGCTCAAGCAGGCGGATTTAAGCCATCATCAACTTCTCCTGCAGCCAATACTCCCGCTGTACCGCCACCTGTAACTACGCCTACAACTCCATTTACTGGAAATCCTTACACTCCTCCCCCAGTCGTTTTCCCATAAGATAGGAATTTATAATAATGAGTATAATTTTTGGACAAGATAATAAATTTACGCCAGCTAAAATTCCTACGGCTGTAACGCCATTTCAAGGTGTTGAGACTGTACCTGTCATTAATGTTGCTCCTAAAGTTTCAGCGTTAGATCACTTCTATGAGTTTGATAAAAACTTTCAAAGAACATTTGATATTTTTAGTAAGGCTATTGAAAGCAAAGGTTACTCTCTTTTAGATGAGCTTGAAACTAAAAGAAATAAGGATATTGTAGATGGCTTAGAGTCTTCGGCTGTTGCGTCTCGGCATTTGCAAAGACATGCAGAAATAGCTGAAAAAGGATTAATTCCTTCTAGAACACAGGCTCATAAAAAGTTCACAGAAAGCTATGCAAAAGCTCAGGGTGGAAATGTTGAAGCAATTGCTCTTACGTCATTAAAAGAGTTTCAACAGTTTGTTAGAGACAATCCGTACAATGAGCGAGAGATTAGATCAGAATATGATAAGCTTGCTATAAAGTATGAAGGATCTCAAGTTTGGGAAGCATTAGAACCAAACGTTAGGCCTGTTATTGACGCATTAGATGAGACTTCTAGGAAAAGATCTTTAAACTTAGCTCATTCCCAGTTAAAGGGTGAGGTTGAGCAGGAATTCCAAGAAAGATTTGGAGATCCTAACTCCGCAAGATACATCGAAGGTATGCGGGATTTCTTTGCTACTACAGGTGTTACTCAGGATGAAAACGGAAACTATGACTTCTTAGCTGCAGGTCATTCTTTTAAATCAGTAATTCTTGATCCCGTCTTACAGCAAATGCAAGAAGATGGACTATTAGATGCTCAAACTTATACTAATTTAGAAGATACTTTAGGTGAAGCTCTTGTTCCTATAGTTAAAGAAGCTTTAGATTCAGTCAGAGCTCATGATATGGCTATTGAGTCAGAACAAAGACGAGTCAGTAAGATGGCTAGTTTACGAGGTAATATTCTTAATGGAGAAGATGCATCAGGTTCTATGGCTTCTCTTTTAGGAGAAAAACCTACTATAGATTCTTCTAATGGTAATCAAATTTTATGGACTGATAATTTTGAAGAGACTTTAGATGAAATTTTAACACTTGAAGATTTTACTATTCCTGAAATTGAGGGTAGTACCCTTGAAGAAATTGAAACTGCTCGTAACTCTAGAATTTCTAGATTCCTTTCTCTTTCTACCATGTTGCCAGAAGATATTGATACCTTCTTAGAAACGTATGGTTCTGAGTCTGCATTAGCTACTATTTCACCGACCTATGCTCAATTTATGCAAGAAAGCTTAGAAGATGATGTTGGTCTTTTGCAAGAAGATGAAACTAGGATTCGACCACAAGTTGACCAAGAGTATACAGCTTATAGAAATCGTATATTAGATAGAATTAAAGATAGATTATCCGAGCCTATCTTAAAAACAGTTGAATCTACGCTTAATGCCGCATATTCTAGATTTCCAGAAGATCCGGGAACGCAGCAAAGATATTTTCAACAAAACATTGCTCCTGTATTAGATGCTTATTTTCCAGAAGAGCTTGAGAGAATTAATAGTATTTTTAATATGGATAGTAGCGGTAACTTTGTTGCTAGAAGATATTTAGTTACTGATGGTGCTGGTAATCCTCAAGACATTGGAGTAAATCTATGGCAAGCGTCAGGCATTGAAGACAGACAAGTGCCAACTTCTAATGATTTCCAATTAGAAGAAAGAGATGGAATTTTTTATATTTACCCCGGAATTGATAATGCTACAGGTAAAAGTTTAAGTTTAGATTCATATTTAGAACAAGGTTCTGATATGATTCAATTTGACTCTGAAGAAGAAGCTGTTGCAGTCTTTACAAACTTATTAGAACAAGAAAGTAATTTTATTGGTAGTCAAATTCAAGATTTAGTATTAGGAACAGAACCTAATAGAACAACTGTTAATCTTGAAGGTATTTCTGAAACTGTTGTTTTAAACGACTTAGAATTAAGAATTCTCGATATAGTCACTAAACATGATGATGAATTGACCTCAACTGCTAGACGACTCAGATCGGCTTCAGGTCGTGGAGGTGCTACTGCATACGGTAACTTAATTACAGGTTCAGGTAATG